AAACTTAGTAAGTCCGTGAAGTGAACCGTTAGATCCTCCACCACCTACAGTGCCTGAGATGTCATACGGGTCACAGCCAAACGCACCGATGTGGTCATTGCCTGGGTACTTCATCCCGTTCTTGTATATGACGTTGTTCTGTAGTGCCTGATTTGGTATCCAAGACACCAAGAATCTACCCCTTGAATCTGGAGTCCATACGACCTTTGTGTCCTTTTCTCCATCCCTCCAGTGGAACGATCCTCTTGTTAGGACCCTATCCTTCATTAGAGAGTCGTTATAGTCGATCTGCTGATAGATCTTTGTCAGGTTGAAGATAGATGACTTCGACTCATCTCGAAAGGCGTGAGACTCTGTTCTAGAAAACTGTCTGTAGAACTCGTTAAGAGCATCCGCATCGTTCTTCAGTGAGTTCACCTCATTCTCCCAGTAGTCTATGGCACCGTTGTGTATCATCTGACCGTCTATACCTACAATAGGTGAGTCAGGCTTTCTGAACACAGGCATACCGTGTCTGTCTATGTAACCCTCAAAGTTCCACTCCATCGGGATGTATAGTGCGTACAGACCAGACTTAGTCTGACCGTTCGCATTACGTGTGGCTATCCTTGAGTCCTCGTAAAGCTTCTTAAAGTTCTCACCACCCTTTGCAAGTGCGTTAGGGGTTGATCCCATCATACACTTACCGATGATCCTGCTACCAAGACGCAGACACGTCTTTGTTACACGCCAGTTGTTTAATATATTCTCTGGCTTCTCCCACTTCCCACTCTCGTCATGGATAAGGAGCTTTAGTTTCTCCCCATCGTAGCTGTTGTCGGACGTGTTCTTCCAGTCAATAGTGGTGTCAAGTCCCTCGATCTGAGACTCTACCTCCTCGTACATGTTCTTCTTTGTAATCTTAGCCGCAGGGACCCTAAACGCAAGCTCTGTCTTTGGCTTGTCCATACCGTCCTGAATAGGCTTGAAAAAGAAGGGATAGTTGCTTATGATAGGAACCACCTTGTCCGTAAACATCTTCTTGGCATCCTGACCAGTCTTTGATAGTATACCAAGTCTTGCATCCTTGGCAAGTGTTCCCGTATTTGCTAACTCGTTGGATCCCATAAACGAGAAACCAGAACGTCTAATCTTAAGGTACACCATACCGAACGACCTGTTGTCAGCTTTGCAAGCCTCCCAGAATATGTGGTATATCCTGTTAGCCTCACGGTAGTCTGGTAGACCTACGTCAATCTTTGTCCACTGCAAGTACATGTAGTGAGACCCTGTGATGTATGTCTTCACTCCGTCGTTCATGAACCAGAATCCGTGCTCCCTCCTATCAAACTCTCCCTCTATGTAGTCAACCCACTTGTCCTTAAACTCCTTCGGAGTGGTGTGCCAGTTGAATATTGACTTGATGTTGTTTAGCTCCCTTGGATATTCGGCAGGCTCCCAGTACTGATTCTCCTTCTTGGAGTCTCTCCTGTACACGTCGTCTGGTGTGGCAGGAATTGCTATGTTAAGACCACTGATGTTATACACGTCACCTACGGTTCCATCCTTAGATATCACCACCATGTCGTACTTCTCATTGTATCCGTACTCCCAAGACTTAGCCTTGTTCTTGCTGACAAGTACAGACTTAGGCACGTGCTCACTTACTATTGTATATAAACTATTTTGATCTTCTTTCTGCAAATCCTTGGATTTTAGGTTCTGACTTTGATCATGTGTCTCCACTGAGCATATCCCTCTCTGTCTCTATTCTATTTAGAATCTCAAAGGCATCGAATATCGCTAACTTTTTCGTGGCAGCTGCGTTCTTAAGTCTGTCTGCCGCTATGTCGTCTCCCTCTCCTGTCTTGATGATGTCCTCCCTAGCAACCTTTATGAGTTGTTGGACGGCAAGTTCTCCAGCCTCTATAATTCTGAGCTTTATGTCGTTTGTGTCCATCGTATCGCTATGTTATTTGTAAACATTCTATATAACTTCTCTCCTTCAACCGTGAACTCGTACTCGCTCTCAGGCTCGAATGTGATCTCGTCTCCTACCATTAGTCCAAGGTCTAGTAGCTCCTTGTTTATATATCGTATCGTTCCTAGCAGTGGTTGCTCTGTGAGAGACGTTGCTAGGTACTCCTCACGCATCTTCGATGGCTTAATGAAGCAGTACTTAGAGTGAGCCATCCACTCACCGTCGTGTAAGTAAAGAAAGAACTGCTCCTCGTCCACAAAGAACGTGTCGTCTTTTAGGAAGCTGAATCCGCTCCTCTCTCTTCCCTTCATGTCGTAGTATATCTTGAACACGTTGTGGTGAACAAGTAAAGTGTCTCCCTCCTGTATTGGTCCATCATACCCAGATGGCGTGCTGATGACCTCAGCGAATCTATTAGATGACATGTGGTCCTCCTGAGAGACGCTCGTGATCATCTCGACGTCACCTAACGTCTTGATGTTGTCGTATCGTCTACCATTAACTGGTCTGACGATGAAATAAAACGGGGACCTCATTAGAAGTTTATGTTGTACTCGATAGATATTGGCATGTTTGAGTTAAACTCCTTCCAGAGTATAATCTCCTTGTCTCTCTCGATCCATATCTTCATACTGTCGTTAAACTCGTCGTGCTGGATCAGGTGTATCTTCCAGGACTTATCTAATACAAGCTGATCTACAAGGTAATGCATCGCATCAGACTTGTAGTCAGCTCCTATAGATATCTTTCTTATGTCCTTCATTACTCCTGAATAGCTCCAGTCTCTAGGTTGATAGATACGTTACCGTACTTCTCAGTTAGTTCCTTCTCTAGAGACTTAAATTCAACATTCAGTTCGTCCACACTTGTAAATACAGACGCCTTGTTTAACTCTAACGCTCTGATAGATAGCTCTATCTCTGCGATGTTGTTCTTTAGAGAGTGTAACTTATAGTTTGCTTCTCTCAATTTTTCTAGTTCTTCTTTTTCTATTGATTTCATTTTATTAAATTTTTTACAAATATACGAATATTATGTATACGACTCTATCTTTATAGGCGAGTCTACAAGTATATCGTTTCCAGCTATATTATTTTTAAATGTCTTGATCTGAAACTGAGACGTACTTATCTTCTTTATTGTAACAAACGCATCATCTGCTATGTTTGTTTTTGTGTTCTGAAGATTAAAGTAAGTATCTGTAAATGATGCGTCATCTATATTCATGTAGTAGTCTCCAATACCATTGTATGTAAAAGATATCGTCCCAGCAAATGAGTTTCTAAGAACTGTAGCTGTAGGAGCTGATGTTGATAACTGAGACAGCAATGCAACGTATGTAGCAGAAGGAAGTTCAGCTAGTATGTGTGTCTTAATATCTCCAACACTAAAGTTCTTTGTCTCATCTGAATTTTCTGCATCAGATCCAATTACTATGTCATCGTCTGTAATGTTTGTATCTATTGGATACAGTTTAATTTTTGTCATCTTCCCTGTGAGTTATATTGTTTTTTATAGTTCTTACTTGTTTTAAGCTTGCTTGTCTTCTTCTTAGCATGCACACCATGGCGTGATACCTTTGGAGCATCTAACTTAATTCCCGTGTTAGTCTTTACTGCCATTACTCCTGCTCTTTGAGTTTTGCCTCTAATTTATCCAATATTTGGGACAAAGCCACAACATCGGCCATTTGATAAACTCCCGCTTTTACTGCGATTTCAATCGCTTGTTTAAGTACATTTAATTCTTCCATAAGTCTAAGGGTATTAAAATTGTTATTCCTTTATCGTTTGCAACACATTGTTCTACCCAAGTGTTATCAGTTCCCCAATCCGCAAACTCCTCATCAGTTAGCGTGTAGTTCCAATTAGTACACATCAAACCATCTTCTGTCAGTAACTCGTTGTAGGTTGTACAGGTTGTTGCATCTGTTGCAAAGTTAAGGATTAAAACTTTTAGTTGTGTTGCCTCCCCAGTGAAAGGGAAATCAATCGGTTGAATCTGTGCCATTTTTTTATATTTTTAAGGATTGGTTAGTGTGAATCCATTGTTTAACAATGTTGCAGGTGCGGTTAGTGTGTATGTGTTTAGTACACTTACATATCCTTGCAATGTTTTTGTTCCTGTTCCGTTTAATGTAAGGTTACGATATACTTGTTTTGGAGATATTGTTGGAGACCCTTTAATGTCTTGGTTATTTAATCCATAAATCCAAGTGTTTAAGTTTGTACTTGTGTTTAATATACCTGTAGCCATTGGTTGAGTGGCTGATTGGTAATTCATTGTATTAACTCCAATAGCAGTACCCATTGTAAATTGGCTTGCCGCATTATTACCGTTTATATTGCCTGTTAGTATTAACGTAAGAACGCCTGATGAGCTATTTGTTTGACTTAGTGTTATTGCTCCGCTTATTAAAATTGGTGCATCAATTTGCAAGAATCCTGAGCCTGCTGTTTGCGTAATGGCTTGGTTGTTTGTTGAAAATGTCCAAGTACCAACCCCAGATTTTATCTGTGTTGTTACTGGGTTTACGACAGATATGCCGCCTCTTAACTCAACAGATGGATTTCCAACAGTAAAATCAACTAGTCTTATAGAGTTATTTCCTAATGTAAGTAATCCTGTGAATAATACATTTCCACTGCCGGATTTTGACAATAAGTAGGTAGTTGAACCACCACTATTTGTTATAGTAGTAGTCCCATTTATTGTTAAATTAAAAGTTGAACATTCTAACTGTTGAGCAAGTGCAGTGGTATTGGCATTTATAAAATTATTTATAGTAGTGTTTCCAGATAATGTTTTTATTCCTGTGTTTGTTATTAACACATCACCAAAACTTGTATAAGGTAATGTTGAATTTCCTGTATAATTAATTTGGAATAATGACGTAATGTTTGTAGAAGGAACAAACACACCTGTTGACATTATTGTAGTTGAAGGTTGATTTATTCTTAATCCACAATTGTTATTTACTACTAATGTACTACCTGCGGATAACCCATCAATACCTAACGCAGAATTTAATATAAGTTGTTTATTTTGGTTAGTTCCTCCACCTCCACCATCAGATAAAGTTAATGTTAATCCACTTCCAATATTAACCAATCCTTCAAATTGTAATAAACCACTTCCAACAAAACTAATAATTTGATTATTTGTACTAAAGGTATATGTACCTGTTCCTGTCTTAATTGTTGTTGCAGTCTGATTTATTATTGTCATTCCACTTTTAAACTCTACTGATGGATTTCCTGCACTAAAATCAAAAGTATATGTACCGTTTGAAGTAGTCAAAACACCACCAAATATTACATTACCCGCACCTGATTTTAGTAATGGATAAATTACTCCTGTCCCTGTTAATGTAGATGTTCCTGTTACAGTTAAGTTATAGGTAGACAATTGTAAACTACCATTTGTGTTAATGGCTAAATTACCATTTAGCGTAGTATTTACTCCTAATGTTTTTGTCCCTGTTCCACTTATTGTTAAACTACTAAACGTTGTAAGAGTTGCTGGTATAGTAGCTGAATAGTTTCCTGCATAATTAACAGTATTCGCAAAAGTAGTTATGTCAAACACCCCAACAGTCATTGCTGTTTCAGCAGCGGTTTGAGTGTTGAAATATATATTTCCTGCATTAGTTAATTTTGATAATGAATTAGTTCCATTGATAGAAGTATTTATATAGAAATTTACACCTGAATTGCAAGTTAATGTTATATTTGAATCAATAATTACATTTTCAGCATAAAATGTTGCTCCGCTAGCAAAAACTATAGCTTGGTTATTTGTAGTAAATTTATAAGTACAATTACTTATTCTATACCTTGGTATTTGCATTGAATTTGGCAAAACACCATTTTGAAACTCTATTGTTACATTTTGGTCAAAAATTAAATCTGCATTAGTTATTCCAGCAGGCCCTTTAAATGTTATGTAGCTACCTGCTGCTAGTAAAGTTCCTGCACTAACTGCATTAGTACCAATATTTGATTGTAATGTTGTTGAATTACAAGTTAAATTATAGTATGATAAATCTAATACTGAAGAATCTTGTATACCTATAAAATTACAAACGATATTATTTGTTGGATATTTTTTTCCAATATTTACGCCATTAACTAAATTACCTATAATTAAACCATTATATGTTATATCTAAAATTGGCTGGTCTCCTAATCTTGCATAAATAATTCTTGATGTGCCTGTTCCTGTTAATAAATTTGATATTTTATTATCTGTTCCGCAAAGTATTAGAGCATGACTACTATTGGATATGGACATATCTAATATTCCAATAGAATTTATATTTCCAAAAACTGTCAAATTACTAGGTCCTCCACCAATAACAATAAAATTAATTCTACCTGAGTTAAAAAGATTATTACAAAAGAATGTATTTATACCAGTACCTGTTGATGTGTTTATAGTATGTCTTACATAAACGTCATCGTTAGCGGTAGGTAATAATCCAACTCTACCACTTGCTGTTTGCCATACTGTTGTATCGTTCCAAACTCCGTCTTTTATAGAATAAAATACCTCTCTTATCCCGGGCTTAGGAAACCCGGAGTCAGCATTATTTGTGAACTTTTGTACATCGTTAGACTTTGAGTTTATTGGGAATGCAAACATAAAATGAGATTAATAGTTTCCTCCTCTAACAAGAACAGAAGTCCCATCTGCTGCTGACCCATAAACTGATTGAGACACCCTGATAATTTGACCAGTATTTATTACAAGACCATTTGTGAATGTAATTGTAGATGTTGCTCCTATCGCTGTATTAGAAGCTGTCACCGCTGAAAACGCAACCTCTTGAATAAGCACAGGATTAAGTCCCGCGGTATCCGTTAAAAATACTCTTTGTACTCTTGCCGCTGATGCTGCCGCTGTAGCTTGTGAAGATGTGAATGTAATGAAATCAACTCTCGACCCATTAGCTCCTGCTGTAAAAGCTGTTACCAGTGATCCTGATCCATCGCGGGCTGTATTCGCTGCTGCAATTGTAGAGGTGGCAGCAACAGGGGTTAGCGTAAAAATTGGAGATGTATTTGCTGGCATCGTTAGTTATTTAAAAGGTTATTTATAATTTGATCTTCCGATAATCCACCCTGAACGTCAATTTGGTATTGCTCAAGTTCAGCATCAGTGCTTTCTACAATCTGTATTGTAATGTCTTCTAAGGTAATAGTCCTTGTAATTTGAATCTGCTGGATACCAATAATAGTAGGAGCTGATTTTGTTTCAAGACTAAAAAAATGTCCCTCAACCATACCCTCTTGTGGACAAGTATATGTTACAGGTCCACTTGGGGAAGATACTATGATGTGTCCATCGGGTGCTGTGTATTCCATTGTTTTAAGTTTTATGTGAAGTTATAATAATTAAATAATGCTGATGCTCCTCCTCCGCCTCCTGCTCCTATCGCGGCCCATTCTGTCCCGTTGTAGTAGTCATTAGTATTTGTTGTTGTGTTATATATTTGAAGCCCTGTTGCAGGAGTTGTAATTGCATCACGTTGCGTGGTAGTCATTCTCGGTGGAAGGAAGCCTTTTGTTGTTGAATTTATTTGTACGCTTGCTGAAGCGTTTGGTAAAACATTTTCACCAATCATTAATGCACCACCAAATGGTTGTACAAATAAATCAGCAGCAGAAGTTGAAAACAAAGCCTGTATAATTGACCCCGAAGCTACATTATAACCTATACCTAATCTACCATTAACGTTGAAACCTATTTCAGCAGCATAGTTTGAGGTTAAGGTCATATTTGCTCCATTTAAAGCAGTAATTCTACCACTAACCCTTGCCGTACCATTCACGTCTAATTTAAAGCCCGCATTTGTAGTTGTGCCAATTAATAAATTGTTTTTAACATATGTGTGCCCTGTTCCTGCAAATACTCCAATATCGGGTGCATTAGTTGCAGTTATTGTACCTTCACCCCAAATTCCAAATATATTCCATCCTAAACCTTGAAAACCTATAACCGCGGAATTTGCAACATCTGTTCGTTTAAAAACTATATTTGAAGTATTATTTCCTGCTTGCGTTCCTTGTTCTATTCTTAATCCAAAATTACTAACCCCTGTAAATGCTCCATTTGTAAAAGTTGGTCGTAAATCTAAACCCACAAGTACATTACTATTTGCAGCGGCTACTAAAGTATGCGTTAAATTTAAACCTCTTGATATTCCACTTGCAGCAGTATTGCTTCCTGTAAAAGTTAAAGGAAAGCCTCCACTTGTTAAAGTTCTCGCACTTGTTAGCGTTCCGTTTGCATTGTAGATATTTGAGCCACCAACAACCAAATCGCCACTTCCTAAAACCGAAGCTCCATTAATAGTTTTGATGTTTGTGCCACTTACAAGTTGTTGCTGCGGTGTGTAACCCAAAGCCGTTGCAATCGTTTTATTTTTCCAAACCGCATCCGCTGAGTCGTAAAATAACCCCTCGTTATTTACAGGCGAATTTATATAAACGTTGTGCAGCTCATCAAGCTCCCAACCGTTCATAATCTTAACGTAGATTTTTCCGTGATTAGCGTGAGCATATTCTACATAACCCATTACAACGATGTGGCCTGTTACGCCTGTCGGTTTGATGTTTGTCAATCGGCCCGCAGTTGTAGGCGATAAATAAAGTACATCACCATCTACCCAAGTTTCGCCTTGCAAGCTACCTGTTGTATTTATTTCTTCCAACTGCCCAACGGTCATGATAAACCCTTCTTGGTTAGTTGCAATTGTTTCGCAAACTAGACCTATTGTATCTGCTGAGTTATTATCGTTATTTGCTTGGGCGTATGCGACGGCTAATCTTTGACCTTGAGCACCGCTAATTCTTACCGCCTGGTACGCTGCTTTTGTCAATGTTGCATTAGGAGTAACTTTGTTTACAACCCTGGCAACTAGGTCTACACCGTTTTTTAAGACAACTGTGCCCCCTTTTAAAGTAGTCTCAGAAGTACCAATGGAGTCATTCCATCTAGTCGTGCCAACCACAGCTGTTCCTGTTGGCGTTGTATCTAAAGTTAGTTGCCCCGCTTTTAATTCGTACTCGCCTAAGTTTACATTTTGAGTAGCTCCTGTATACGGAACATATCCAGTTACCGCAGGAATATCAGATATAAGAGCGATAGTACCGCTTGTGCTTGGTAGCGTATAGTCTAGTGTATCGTTAAGAGTTATGCTATTTGTAAGGAAGTTAAACTGCTTCCCATCAAAGTTATTTGCTAAGTAAAAACTAACTGAATCAGTACCTAAAGAATATATGCTAGTGTATCCGTCTCCACTTATTGTGTTTGTAGCACTTTGGCGTAAATTAATTGATCCTCCGTCTGTTGAAATTCCATTTAATTCAAGATTTCCACCTATGTAATTATAATCTCCAATGTTAACATTTCCAGTTGCCCCCGTGTATGGAACAAATCCAGTGACAACAGGTATATCAGCAGTTGTAGCCAATGTATAAGTTCCTGCTAATTTATTCGGTAATCTAAAGTAAACGTTTAGGTTTGTTACATCAGATGACAAGTACGAATATACACTGCCATTCCCAAACGAAACAACCCCACTTGAAAGCAATCCTATTCCAGATAAAGCACCCTTTGTAGTTACAGTTATATAATTGTTTGATATAAAAGATTCATACAAAGCAGAATCCACTATTATATCATTTGTAGTTGTATTGCCCTCGTCAGTTACACTCTGTAACGTAGGTGTAGGAGCATCCTCAGCCGTTATGAATGGATGTACTCCATCCTCACCGTCGTTTATAAGGTCAGAAGTCTTTGTAGGTACCTCTGGTACTGTCTGCTCAAACTGAACAAGAGATATGAAGTAGTCCTCGTCCTCCTTCATGTATCCATTACCAGCATCGAACGTAAGTGTAACCACGAAGAAGTTTGGGTCTGGTAGGTAAGGCTCTATGTTGTCTATCTTATAGTAACCGAACATATTAATATTGTTCGCTCTAGACAGTAAGACGTTTGATCCTATTAGGAAGTCAAGGAACTGGCTCACGTCTGTGTGACCCATCGTATACTTACTAAGTATGAACGTTGATATCGCAGAAAAGTTAACCTGAGGTCCTATCTCTGTCTCGAACGTAATCGAACCATACACCCTCTCCTGTAACGGATCGAGAGTGTCATAGAAGTATCTAAGCTCCACGCCTAGGTCTATCACCTGGTTCTCGTTGAAGTATGTTGCAACGTTGTCTGGTGTAAAGTTTTTGGTCCTGTTCTGATTCTGAGCATCTGAACCGATCCACCTATCGTTACCCCTAACGTCTACGTCCTTACTATATATTGATATCTTTGTCATCTATCTAACTAGTAGATACCCTCCAGCAGCCATTGTGGCTATCGTGGCTATCTTATAAAATGTCTTGTTTCTTTTCTCCTTCTTTAACTGCTTCTGCGTGTTCCCTATGATCTGATCCTTCAGCGATATTGTTGAGTCCTTTATATTCACAATCTGCTCAAGTGTCTTCCTATTCATGTCAAGCTCACTGATCACAGTGTCCTTCATCCTTGACTGGAACTTCAAGTCACCAACCACAGACTTTGTAATCTTCAACTCAGCCCTTGCATAGTCTCCAGACACCAAATCGCTGATGCACATCTTAGACACGGTGTCCTTTATCATCACATAGTCAGAGCTCACCTTCACGTCCTGTGTCTTGTATCTACTCTTAAAGTAGTCTGCGGACTGAGCCACACTGTACTTAGACACAGACGACAGCTTGACGTCTCTCTCCTTGTTTATGTATACAACCCTAGACTCAGATGATGAGATAACACTGTCCATGCTGTCTATCTTTGTTAGGTATACCTTAATCTTCTTATCCCTGTCTTGAATCTGCGACATATACAGGTCAGATACGCTCTCGTTGACCATCACAAGACCCTCAAGTTTGGCGTTCTCTGTACTTAGATTACCGTTACTGTTCAGTAATGCAAGAATCAATCCTACAAGTATCGCAATAATAATCTCTCTCCAGAATTTTTGTATACCTAGCATATCTCTATACTTATCTCCTTAGCCTTCTGCATCTTCTTGAATAACTTGTCGTAAGCCTTACGAGACTTTCCTATGAAGTCCTTTGACCTTGTCTGACCAACCAGTATACAACCCTCTGTGTCGTGGTTTGTATTACCAGCGTGTATGCGAACGCCCTCAAAGTTTGGAACGTTTAACAGAAGAGGCATGTGTCTCTTGAAACGATTTGACATTGTAATCATGATCTTGTACTTACCCTTAGATATAGCTGTCTCTGACTTTATCTTAACCTCACGCTCAATGTCCTCAAGCGTGTAGCACTCAAAAACTCCGTCAACGTATAGCTCACCAATTGTAGATACGTCTGTCCTGTGTAACCTCTTAAGTAGTAGCTTCATGCCTTGAATGCTTTAAACAGTAGTGTTACAAGTGCAGCTGTGAATGCGATCGCTATAACCTTTGCCTGCTTTACGTATACCTTTAACTCAGCGTCTTTATCTTCAAGATCAGTTAATCGGTTGTCGATATCTGATATCTTCCATACAAGACCCTTATAGTCGTTCAGAGCGTTGCCAAGCAGTGCCTGCTTAATCTCTCTAATATCTGCCGACCTAATGTCCGAGTCATCCTTCAATAACTTTAGGTGCTGCTCTATCCTGTCCAGTCTCTCGCTCTCTAGTGTACTCATGTCTTTAATTTATCTAAGATCAGTCATGTCGTGGTCCTTAGATAAATATCCAAGTGTAGCTATTAGGACGGCTATTGCGTATCGGAGGATATCTCTGCTCGCAACAAACTCATCCTCAGCTAACGGCTGAACGGCCGTAAGAACGGCTAAAACAACCCCTACAATCGTGGTCTTAAGGTTCTTCATACTACCAGAGTCCTATTATTGGATCCTTAATCTCTGCAATGTCACCACCATATACCATACTAACATTTACAGGTAGTATTGTACCACCTTGAAATTGAACAAACGTAACAACATCTCCTCCTACAGTCTTAACAGTGATTTGGTTTTCTATACTTTTTGTGGCTATATATAGTGCACAACCAGCGATGTCTGCCTCGTTGTAGATCACATACTCATCTCCAGCACCCATGATGTCATCTGTAAGTAACAGTTCGTTTGGACTATCAATACGAATTGCTGTTGTTGATGATCTTGAGCTCAAGTTGTACACGATCGCCATCTGGTTCACGTTAAGATCGATGAAGTTAGTATTTGAATCTTTCAATAGGTTTGTACCTGAACCTGTTGTTACTGATCTAACGACCTCTGTCGCTATGTTTGGAATTGAAACGGTGTCGCTAGGAATAATCGCTAGTGCTCTCCCGTACTGTGTTTTATTTGCTTGCATATGGGTATTTTTTATTTAGTTGTTCTCTTCTCTTTGCGCATCCGCATGGCTTCTTTGTGACCTTAGCGACGCCATTCACCACAGCCTTTATTCCAGTTGCGGTCGTTATCTTATCTATTGTATCTCCTAGTCCCTTTGACTCCATTAGTACTTTCCTTTACGATTACTTGGGCTCGATGTTGTCGATCCACCAGGTCCAGCCCATAAGTTCTTACACGCCCAGTAACGAGCAGTAAGCTTGTCTGTAGCTGTCTCGCAGCTGTGTCTAGCCTTGAAGCTCTTACGAGCAGCGGCAGAGTAGTTGTTGCCGTATCCCTTGGCTCCGAAGTGTATAAGCTTCTCCTGTCCGTTAGAACACGCCTTCACCATCTTCTTCTTCCCTGGTCTTGTCGATGCAACTGGTGAGTTGCACTTCATCTTGCTCTTGTCTACTGCCATTACTTCTTTCCTCTTGCACGTCTGTCTCCAGGCATGTCGTCATTGTCTCCTCTATTTGCGGACGCACGCTTCATCACGTACCCCCTCTTTGTGTGAGCCAGGTCCATACCGTTCTTGTCACCGTATGTCCCCCTCTTCCTATTCTCACGGTTTAGCTCAACACGTTTAGCCACCTGAGCGTCAGACTTATTATACTCACGCTGGTACTCCAGTCTCCTCTTTCGAGCCTCTGGGTTGTCCTTGTAGTATCTAGCTTTGCGACCTGGCATGTCTATTTTTCTGAAGATTTAATCATTCGATCCTCTAGGTTAGCGGCTCTCTTAAATATTCTGTCAGCCTTTCTGTCTCTTCCCTCGTCTACTGCCTTGTTGCCTTTGCTAACAAGTTTCTCTAGCCTCTTCTCTTTTCCTCCAAAGAACGTAGGTGCTAGTGGATAGTCTCTGTTCATTACTTCTTTGTGTTTAATTTATTTTTACTTACCTTGCCAGTGTTACCTTTCAGGTACTTCATAGCACCGTCTAGAGACTTCTTAGACTCAAACTTCTTGGCCATATTAGTTATCTTTCTCATTTCTTCTTCTTAGATTTACCTGCCTTAGATAGGGCAATTGCGATGGCCTGCTTCTGTGGGCGGCCACTCTTAATCTCTGCTCTTATGTTTGCGCTTATTGTCTTTGCGCTAGATCCCTTTTTTAGTGGCATGTCTTCTATTTATTAGTTGTATACTCTTATTTCAATCATTGCAGACCCGTTGTAGTTTAACGTGTCATTTGCGAGATTATTATTATAATAAGACGTAATAGACACACGGTTATTGGTCCCCCAAGCTACGTCTATATTATAAATATCTACAGGCGATTCAATAAAGCCATTTGGAGAAAATAAAACCGTTGTTTTACCAATAGTAAATAAATCGTTTGATTGAGCCGTATAGGAGCCTACACTATAATATTCAAACCAAATATTCCCAATAGTATTCTCTAACACTGTTACTACTGGAGCTCCTGTGTTGTATTTTAAAACTGTAGCATCTCCAACATTACCCCAACTATTAGGCGTTGTACCCGTAGCAACAAAGTAAGTTCCTATGTCATTATTGGTTGCCCCAACATTTGTAAAATCTGGATTTCCAATATTATCAAATATTACGTATGTTATACCTATTGTTAATAAACCATTAGATTTAGGTAATATATTATCTCCACCACTTTGTGTAAGAAGAGCTGTGTACACCTTGTATCCTTTAAAATCATCTACAGTATAGACTGCTGTCTCTGCATTAACACTTGCCGACCTTCTTTCTGTAAGGTCAACACTCTCTGAAAAGCCTATAAATCGTGTTCCGCTTGGTATCATGTTATTTTATTTATCTTTGCAAAGATAATAATTAAAATCAAATGAATTTTACTACTAAAATCAGAAAGTACTACGACAGGATAGAGCCAAAGGACGACTATCTTAAGTACTGGCGCATCGTAAAGTACTGGGCAACCCGTAAGTATGGAGTCTACACAGCCGACCTTGACATGATGCTCTTCCTATACACAGAGCGTCTGTTCTCACGGGCAGACTTCAAGGAGTACGAGTGCATATTCCCCTGGGACAAGAAGAGATTCTCACGACTCATGCAGGACGGTTGGATCATAAAGTGGCGTGACCGCATTGGACACGAGGCCGCAATGTACGAGCTCTCGTTCAAGGGTAAGAAGATGGTCAGCACCATATACAGAAAGCTCAACAACCTGGAGTCGATCTCAGAGAGCTCCGCCCACAACCCAATCTTCAGCAACAAGGCGTCGTACTCAGACAACATGAATCGCAGGATCATCAAGACCATGAACCGCAACAACGAGGAGAAGCGTAAACTAAAGAAGCTGGAAGAAGAAAAATTCTCCGACCAGCCTCACATTAAGAAGTACCGTAACTCTAGAGGACTACCACTACGTCCCTCTCCAAGATAATGGTGTACGTGTTACCGTCAAGCATCATCGTGAAGCCAGCGTTCTTGTCGTAGTATATCTCGTCTCCATCCTTCACGCACTCTACGTTCGTTCCAGGCTTGATCACTCGACCCTTCTTGTAGCGCAGCATCTCAGTGTCTGACGATGTCATCATCAGTCCGTACGACGTAGCCACCTGCTCCTCTATCGACTCTATTACTATGTATTTGTTTATTGGAGTGAATTTTGCCATCTCTATGCTCGTGTTATGGTTACTATTGCGTTCGTGCTCAGTATCGTTGTGGCCACACTGACCGCATTCTTGAGTGCGTTCTTGGTCACCTTCAGTGGATCTATGATCCCCATCTCGTACATGTCACCGTACACTCCAGCCTTCACGTCGTAGCCCTGTCCATGTGGACACTCCTCCATCACCTCGTACCCGTCCTCTCCTGCATTCTCAATGATCTGCAACAGCGGTGCCTGTATAGACTTGGCGATTATATGCATCGCAACGTATCTCTCTGGTGCGATGTCCTCGATCATCTCGTCTGCGTCCTCGATTATCGCAAGTGCCTCGTTGAACAGTGCCAACCCACCACCTGGCAAGATGCCCTCCTCGATCGCAGATCGAACCGCACACACAGCATCATCCACCCTGTCCTTCAGCTCCTTCTGCTCGATGTCAGAGTTACCTCCAACGTAGATCACACCGATCCCACCAGTCAAGCTAGCGATGCGACTCTTGATGAAGTCACGGTCCGCCTTCTTCACAGCGTTGTCGTGCTGCTCCCACAGCTGTGCAACCCTCTGGGTCACCTCGTCACTCACCACGCTCTCTCTCACGATCACCGAGCTGTCTCTACCCACCACGATCTTACTCGCATGTCCTAGATGCTCCATAGCGATCAAGCTCAAATCATCACCAGTCTGCTCTGAGAAGTACTTAGCACCAACAGCCAACGCAATGTCGTTCATGAGCTCCGAACGCTTGTACCCGAACTGAGGAGGCGCAATGTTGCAAAACTTCAACCCCTTCTGCACAACGTTAGCCGCAAGAGTGTTCACCACGTTCTGTGAGCAGCTACCGATTATCAGTAATTTCTTACCAGTGTTTATGATTGGTTTTAAAATATTCTCGATTGACATCACGCTGCTTATCTCGGTGTCCGTCACCAGCACGTACACGTCGTCCATTATGCACTCGTCCTTCTTGTGGTTGTTCACGAACAGATTAGACGTCCATCCACGGTCGATCTTGATACCGTTTGTCACCTCGGTATAAGTCTCAGATGTCTGTGAGTCCTCGATCGTCACGATCCCAGTCTTACCAACCTTTGAGTAGGTGTCAGATATGATCTTGCCTATGTGTCTGTCGTTGTTTGCAGATATTGTCGCCACGTCAAGCAGAGTCTTCCCACTCACCTTGCGTGCACGCTTTGTTAGTCTACCAATAATTGCGTCCGTCTCCGTGTTGATGTGTCTCAGCACCTCCGTCGTGTTGTACCTGTCGGAGATCATGTCCACACCGTTGTTCACGATAGCCTCCGTTAGTACTGTGGCTGTGGTCGTACCGTCACCAGAACTAGTGGCAGTCCTGTCAGCTGCCTCCCTAACCATCTTCACGGCAAGGTTCTCAACTGGATCTAATAATGAGATCGACTTTGCGACGGTCACACCGTCCTTTGTCACAGTTATACCATGAGTATGGCTAGGAGACTCGATCAGCACAGTTCTGCCCATAGGGCCCAACGTGCTCTTCACCGCCTTTGATATCGTAGCGATACCGTTGATTAATTTGTTACGTCCCTCCTGCTCAAAGACAAGGTCCTTGGGACTGTATCCGTAGTTGTCCATTCGATTTAATTTAATTTATTTGATTTAGTTTATTATCTGTTGTCTCTTAGAGACTCTCCCCTGTTGCTCTGTCCCGTAGAGCATGAACCCTTAGATTCTCCCCTCTTGCAGTTCTCCTTTATCATAAGACCATCCAACTTAGCGTCAGGCTTCTTGTCGTTCTTAGCCTGCTGCTTTCTTAGCTCCTCTCTACTTACACCAGCAACATTTGCGTTCCTCTGTAGGACGGAGTCCCTCTTTCTTGTGTTCTCCTCCCTAATCTTAAGTTGGGCGGCACGCTGCTCTGGAGTTACACGTCCAGGTACGTAAGGCATCTTCTTCTTTATACTGTCCTGTGAGGACAT